TCCCCATACCATAAGTGTTTCTCAATTCTTCGAATAAATTCGTTTCTGATTGTTTTAATACTTCTAATTCTGAGAAATTGGCGATATTTTCCCCTTCTAATTCTTTGATTTTAACCTGAACCAACCCGATATTTGCATAAATACTAGCAAAATCTTGTCTTAGTTGATTGATTTTTTGTAACTCTTCTTCCGATAACTTTTTGATTTCCATTTTTTTAAATGATTTTATAGTAAAATATATATCTATAAATATTAGTTTTTTTCTCCAAAACTATATTTAGAACATACTTTTTATACTATATTATCATTAAATATTATGTTATCCAGTCGCAGTAGAACCGAACGAAGTTTGCAATCCACCAAAGTTTAGTTTAGCTCTAGCATATATCGTAGAGCCTGTTTTAAAATCTAATGTATTACTACTAAATGTTGCTTCAGTTGTTAGTATTGTTGCAAATCCTGAATCGGATGCAATTTCTATGTAATATGAATAATTTGAAGTAATTGCAGTTGAACCAGGTGCAACTACCGCTGAATTTGTACTTAATGTTAATCTCTTATACGCATTACCACCGATTGTTTGTGCAGAGATTGATATAGTAGGGGCAGCTGATATAGAATACCCAGTAAATGAGTTTGCTCCCTTATTATGGGTTACAAATCCGTTTACGATATAAGTATCCACTTCTTCAACGTCAATCGATACAACCTCTAATGTAGATGATTGAACCTCATTAGTTAATACCGGTACTTCTTCGATAGTTCCATCGGTATAAACTTTTATAAATCTATCGTTTGGTTGAACTAATCCTAATGGTTTGAATTTATAAACTTCTTCATTCATATCCCATACCATCATTGGATGTTCTCCATTTCCT